CAGTTAAAGGCATTTATTAAAAAGATCGTTGATCAAGGTATTAAGATTGATGCTATTGTATTAGATTATCTCAATCTACTACATTCTACTGTAGGTTCTAACTCATACGAACGCATTAAAAATGTTACTGAGCAAGTTCGTGCTATGACTTATGTGTTTAATTGTCCGATTATATCTGCAACTCAGTTAAATCGATCTGGCTTTAGTTCTGCTAACCCAGATCTTACTACGATCTCTGAATCTGTTGGTCTAGCAGCTACTGCTGATGTTATTGTATCGATTTATCAGAACGAAGAAGATAGAGAACTAGGTATTATTCGATTAGGTATGATGAAGAATAGGTATGGACCAAGAGGTCATACTCAAGCTATGAGAATCGATTATACTACACTTACTATTACGCAAGCAGAAGATAGTATTAGTTCTACAGAAGACAGCTCGTATAATATGCTACAATCCTTTGGAAGTTGATTATGTAGCAACTATTTGTAAATACGAGTAGTGAAACCAGCTACTTGTAACGACAACCTTAAGGCTAGTATTAGTGCCTTTCGTGATGGTAAAAGAGATTTTGATGTTCAAGAACTTAACGATATTAAATTATATTTTTTAAAATATAAAGATCAGCTAAATACTACACAATTCTTTAAAGGTGAATTGCAAGAATATCTTGTAATTAGCTGTTTTGCAGATGAGTTTCAAGAAGAGTTGCTTAATCACATGATTAAAAAGTTATGTGCAGCTATTGCTATTGTTGTATCAGTTAAAGATAAAGAAGTATTAATTAAAACAAATAAAACAGTTTGTAATGTTAATTTGTGTAAATTATCTCAACTATTATGTGATGGTAATTGTATCGACGAAAGCAAAGAAATTGCTCAAGGTAAACTTACAGAAAAGTTTCTTAAATTTACAACTAAATTAACACCATGCATTTAACACCTGTTGTAAATCCTTCACAGAGTATTATAGATAGAGAAAGTGAACATATATTACTCTCTTTTTGTTCGTTTTGTACACTCTTGAAAGGTAAAAAATTATCTTTTCAAAATGTGTTTATACTCGCTTTACAGGATGAAAAATTGAGAAGTATATTAAAAGACCTTTTAGGAGTTGATTCTAACTACGAAATCGTTAAACTATTTTTAGAATATGATCCTACGATCACTAAAAGTAAGTATATAACGAAATGGCTTAATTCTAACCAGAAGATAGATTTATAATAACGCTAGACTATGTCTCTAACTGAATTAGAAAAACAAATTTATAACGCATATTTAATTGCGAGTAGAACAGCAAAAGATAAGCCCTTTAAATTAAGGCAAGATTTTACTAAGATTGACGATAAGACTTATATTATTCTTAAGAAACTATCCTTACTATTTCAAAGTAATAGAAATGTAATTATATCAGATTTTTTTAAAGCACCGTATCAGTATTATGGTGATAATGAATACTTCGATCTACAATATTTTACAACGCCGAAAGCTATTAAGTGCTATGCGTTATATAAAAGAAACCAAGAAACATCTTCTCCGGATAGTGAAGACAATATTATAAAATGTAAGCAATGCTGTACATTTATTATGCGTTATTGTGTTAAGAATAATTTAACACTATCTGAATACAAGAGTATAAATAACGGTACAACACCTCTGGTGTTACAACACCTCCGTGATCATAGCATAAATTTTTATGTTATACACGGTCTTGAATGTGACAGAATTATTAGACAAGTTGAACCAGATCTCTTAGAATTTTTTATTACTGATTTTAATAAACTGCTGAATGATACACGGATTAATTTCCAACAATCTGCAAAATTAAAGGTAATGATAAGAGAATCTTTTCGACTTATTGAAGAATATCTGTTGAAAAATAAAAAAAGTGAGATATAATAAAGTATAACCAAAATTAAACTAACAACCAAAATATAAAAAATGAGTTCATTCAATACATCAATGTTTCAATCCATCAAGGATGCACTAGTCAAAAATGAAGGTGAAGGTAGTAATGCTACCTACAACGAAATCATGAAGACTACACCAGGCAATACCTATACTATTAGATTGTTGCCCTTCGCTAAGGATCCAAAAAATACGTTCTTCCATTATTACAATCATGGATGGCCGTCATTTGCAACAGGTCAATACGTACAAACTCTATCGCCGATGACCTTCGGTGAACGTGATCCGATCGCTGAAGAACGCTTCAAGATTCTACGTGCAGGGTCAGAAGACGATAAAGAAAAAGTCAAAGCAATTAAACGTATTGAGAAGTATCTTGTTAACGTTTATGTTGTTGATGATTCACAGAATCCTGATAACAACGGCAAAGTTAAGATTCTTCGCTACGGTAAGCAACTTCATAAAATTATTATGGAGGCTATTGAGGGTGAGGATGCAGAAGAGTTCGGTCCACGAATTTTCGATCTTGGATCTACCGGTGTTAACTTTAAAGTTAAGTGTGAAAATCAAGGAGAGTTTCCTACCTATGTATCATCTCGATTTACTTCAGCAGGTAAACTTGCTCTTACAGAAGATGAGCAAAAGAAGATCTACGATAGCACTTTTGATCTTACAAAAGTCTTTAGTCTTAAGTCATATGATGAACTTAAAGCTATGCTTAATGAACATTACTACTGTAAGACGGAAGCCTCTGAACCCGAAGTAAATACTCAGCAAGCTAGAATTTCAACACCATCAACTCAAGAAGAAAAAAATGCAGATAATTCACCATTTAAGGCATCATCTCAATTTAATGATACTTCTATTGATGATGAAATCGACGAGCTTCTCAAGGACCTGTAATATGACTGACGAAGAAAAACAAGCATTCTTAATGTTTGCGGGGACTATGCATGGCATTGCAAAGCAAACTGATCAGATGATTATGGGTCAGTCGGTTAACCTAAGACCTATTAGTACAGACATTCAAAATACGTTTGCGCAAGTGTTACAAGCACCTACACAGCGTGCAGAGATGCATCACCAAGCTCCGATAGAACAACCAATTGAGCAACCATTGGTATACGAACAACCTATAATCCCACCACAATCCTTACCGATCAGTGAACCAATTGTTGGTGTTGAGCAGGCTGTTAAAGAGTTAAAACATATTCAGCAAGCTATTAGACCTACAGAAGTAACAAATAATGTAGACATTATTGATGTTCTTAAGGAAATTAGCTTGAACTTAGCTAGAATCGCGACTACACTTGAAAGCCATGGCGGACAAAAGAGAACTAAGAGTACTAAAGCAGCCTGAATTTGTAAAGTTTCTAGATGCGATATCGAAAATCAACGAGTCAGCGATAGTAAATGTACAGGCTGGAGAGCCTGGTCAACTATCCTGTCTCGTCTCTTCCGCAGACAATACACTAATATTGTCTGCGGAATTAAATTCGGTAGAAGCTAATTTTAACGGTACAAATAATATACCTGACATTAAGAAACTTATTCGCGTTATAGATAGCATTTCTGTAAAGGAAATGATATTGAATGTTAATTCAAATAACTATGAATATAAAGATAACCGTGTTAAGTTTAAGTATCATTTGTACGAAGACGGGTTGCTTGCAAAGCCTACTATTAATATTGAAAAAGTTAATAGTTTTAAATATGATATTAGTTTTCAGTTAACAAAAGATATCCTACAATCAATTATTAAAGGTAGTACATTTGCAACTGAGACTAATAAAGTATATCTTTTTACAGAAGATGGCTGCTTAAAAGCGGAGTTAACTGATAGAGCTCGACATAATACTGATGCATTATGTTTGGATCTAGGTGAAGTTAATTTTGTACTTAATCCCTTACCCCTTAATTTGGATAATATTAAACTTTTATCTACTATTGGAAATATTATAGATGTAGGAGTAAATACACAGTATGGTGTTTGCGTGTTTGATATGCAAGCAAATGACATTAAATTAAAATATATTGTAACCTCACTAACACAATGAAGATTGCTAAAAATAAAATTACCACATTATCATATTTCGTAAAACGTTTAAAAGATTGTAAGTTTAATACATGGAAAATTAATACTAACTATTCTATTGCAGATCCAAGAAAATGGACTATTCTAGTTGATCCGGGTAATTCATCCTTGTTTATTACTTGCTATGAAAATAAGGACTTTAAAGGTGAAATGATGTTTGAGTTTAATGACGGTGGTAGACTATTTCCACGCAATTACTCGTTAAAAACATCATCAATGGAAGTAGTTATTACTAGTTTAATTGAGAGAGGTATTCCGCAACTAGAAGAATGAGATGTTTAGTCGTAAATCTGAAATAGGTCATATTTACGCAGTTCATAGCGGTACATATGCAGGTGAGATATTAATACTTGTTGAAAAAACAGCACAGTTTTATAATTTTCTTGCAGTACCGACTATGTTAAATCGAAATGTACCTAAAGAATCATTTGAATTAGCAAGGAACTCTAATATTATTAAGTACGTCGAGCAAGGTCCAAAAGAAGTTGTAAAGATTTGTAAAGAACAGTATAGTAAAAATGAAGACACTTATAATGGATATGAATAATGCGATCCATCGCACATACTGGACGGCTAAAACGATAGTAGGACTTGAAGATCCAGAAAAATTAAATAACTTTCATATTTACTTTACACTTAATGCGATTAAAAGTTATGTCAACACTTATAAGCCTGATAAGATCCTCGCCTGCTGGGATGAAAAGCCTGATTATCAACGCAATGATCGTAAAGATCTTTTTTCTGATTATAAAGGTAATAGGTCATCTGACACAGCGCCACATCAAAACAACGAAAAGATTAAGGAATTTCTTTATACCTTAGGTATTCCTTCTATTTTTCCACGGAAGCTAGAAGCTGATGATGTTATTGCATATTTGACCGAGTCTTTAGAGGGATCTAAGGTTATTATCTCGGTTGATAAAGATTTTTTACAGTTAATTAATAAAAGCGTTATTGTATATGATCCAATTCGTAAAAAAGAGACAAATACGGCTAATTTTGTAGAAAATGTAGGATGTGAACAGGTTAATTTCATGACTATCAAATGCTTAGTAGGTGATAAATCAGACAATGTACCAGGAATACCTAAATTTGGTAAGGTTAAGGTTAAAAAGTATCTCGAAGGTACAGTTAAACTCACAGACGAAGAATACTCAATTTTTACACGCAATCTCGAGTTATTTCGCCTAGATAAGTATCGGCAAATAGAAAATCGTGATGAGTTGATATACTATCAAGAACAAATGCCAAATGCTATGAGTTGCGAGCCTGATTTTCAGCAATTTATCGACTTATGTAAAGAGCATGATATTAACTCTATCTTATCCAAGAAAGAAGACTGGTATAATTTGTTTTTTGTTAAGCATAAGCTATTATCAATGTTTGCATGATTAACTTACCTGAAGAGTATATCGTACAGAAATTTTACGAATTAGGATACTACCCTAAAACTAACAAGTATAACAACACATACCAGTGTTCATGTCCTTTGTGTAGGGAAGGAAGCGGGTCATCATTTGGTAAAAAGAAACGCTGCTATTACATTCCAAAGAATGACAATATCTTCTGTCATAACTGTGGGTGGTCTGGTAAGCCATATACATGGATCAAACAAGTATCCGGTAAGACTGATACGGAGATTATTTCCGAAGTGGAGGAATATACAGGTGAACGTGAGATTTTGCCTAGCTTTGATGAGCCTATTGTTAAACCTAAGACAGAGACACTACCAAAAGACTCTATTAACCTGAGTGACCCTTATCAGCTTAAGTTTTACGGTGCGAATCCCATCGTCTCCGCGTGTTTAAACTTAATTCACAGTAGACGTCTAGATACAGCGGTAAACCGCCCTGACAATCTTTATCTTTCATTAACAGATCCTGTTCATAAGAATAGACTAGTGTTGCCGTTTAAGAACGAACATGGTAATATTGAGTTCTATCAGTCTAGAACAATATTACCAGCTGATAATAAGACAAGACCGAAATATGTATCGAGAATTAATGCTGAAAAAACATTATTTAATATAGACAAAGTTACTAATGATATATCGAGTGTCTTTATATTTGAAGGGCCAATAAATGCATTTTTTACTAAAAATAGTGTAGCTGTCGCGGGTATTACAGAGAGGGGTAATGCAACATTTACTGAAAGGCAACAAAAACAGGTAGATACAACACTAAAATGGTTAGATCGTATTTGGGTACTTGATAGTCAGTGGATTGACAATGCATCTCTAAAGAAATCAGAGACATTATTACTAAATGGTGAGAAAGTCTTTATATGGCCTGAAAAGTTTGGTACACGATTTAAAGATTTTAACGATATCGCCATGCATTGTAAGATAGATGAGATATCAGCAGAATTTATACAAAAAAATACCCACGAATCACTCGAGGGTATTATTAAGCTTTCAGAGATTAAAAAGTTTAGACTCCTCTGTAGCTAGCCTTATTTTCTGTAGTAATTACAGAATTAAATTTTTGAATAAGAGCTGCAATTTCAGTTGCAGCACGCGTAATTCTACTTTGTTGATCTTCTAAATCCTTAAGAATAGTATCTTCATCAGCTCCTGCAATAGCTGACTGAACTGAATCACCGGTACCGTTAAGAAACTCATTAAATTCTGTTAAGCGCTGTGACCAGCCATTAATTTTTTCTACATACTGAGCATGTACACGAGCAGTGGCTTCTACAGCCGCAGCTGTATGTTGAGCTACTTCACTATTAGCACCTTTACCACCGGAAGGATCAACATCAAACTTACCAGGATCTGTACCTTGATCAAGCGATTGCTCCATTGCTTGTCTGTCTTCGTCCTGTTCATGTAAGGCTCTAAAAAATCTACTTTCAAACTTAGTCATATAATTATTTATACCAAAGCATAAATAAATACAATGCCAGTTGCAACAAATCCATACAATATAGGAGTCGCATCAAAGCCTATAGCAGACTTTGATGTATCTGCTCAGATTAAAAAATATGAAGATGAAGCTGCAACACATGAAGCTCCACAAGTTCTTCCGTTTAATTTTAATTCAGCAAACGAGTTAATTAGTAAACTATATCTTGATCTTCTTGAACTGAGAGCAATGTTTATTACTGCAGAAAGCAACTCACAAGTGAAGGCTAAAAATCTAGAACCTATATATAAGGTTATTGACAATATAGGTACAGAAATCACACAAAATATTCCTGAATTGCTTGATAAGTTAGCATTATAAGTTATAATTACTTATGATTAAAAAAATCGGAATATCACTCATACTTACTAGTTTAATAAGTCTTGGTATTGGGTTTATACTGCAAAGTTTTATAGGGTTTTGGCAAG